GGCTTCCTTTTATTTGCTATATAGCAAGGTTATTATTTAGAATGTGCCGCCGTCAATAGTAATGCCATCAAAAGTAGTTAGGTTAGTAATTGAACCACCTGTAATAGCAACGCTACTAGCTGATTGCGTAGACATTGTGCCTAAACCTGATACTTGGGTATTTGCAATTGCAATACTAGTATCAGCTAATGCAGTTAATTGGCCTTGAGCATTTACAGTAGCAGTTAAAGTTTTACTTGCATCGCCATAAGAAGCTGGAGTAACCGCAGTATTAGTAATACTAAATACATTACCTGTTAATGTTAAACCTGTGCCATTAGTATATGTGCCTGCACCTGAAAATTGTGTCCAAGTAATAGGTGTAGTTCCTAAAGTGCCACCTGCGTTAATTGTGCAAACCCAACCTGTGTCAGCGTTAGTGCCTTCTTCAACGAATACGAAAGCAGAAACTAATTCATCCCAAGTATCAGCGTCAGGTGATCTTGACCATGCTGTTGCTGAAGCAAGGTAAATACCATTATCTTCAGACGCAGTTTGATTTTTAACTAAAACTCTTTGACCAGCCGTTAATGTAACGCCAGCAACAGTTAAAAGACCTGAAAGCGTTGTTATATTAGCCGTAGAAGCCGTAACGACTGAAGCTTTAATATCAAGCCCTTGAGCTACAGAATCAACATAGTATTTAGTAGCCGCATCTTGATTGCTTACAGGATCAGCAAGGCTGGTTAATAATTGTGAGCCAAAGCTAAATGAAGATGTAGGTGCGCCAATATCATTTAAAATTGCATTAGCACCTGCGGTTGCTAAACCTTTACCATTAATTGTAATTTTAGTGAAAGTGCCAACATTACTATTAACTGTAGCTAAAGTGCCTGCGGCAGTTACATTGCCTGTGCCATCAAAAGATGGTGAAGTATAAGTTAAATCACCTGAAATAGAGATTGTGCGACCTGTAGCTAAAGCAGTTGCAGTTGCCGCATTTCCTGATACCGAACCAGTAATAGTATTGCTAAATGTTTTTGTGCCACCTACTGTTTGATTAGAAGATAAATCAACAAAAGCACCGCTACCAGCAATAGGAATAATGCTTGTAGCAGAGCCGCCTACGCCGCCTGTGCCTTGTCCGTAGTAAAGAACCTCACCTACTTCATTAAAAGCTAATTCTGCATTTTCAAGGGTGCTGGGTGCTCCCGCGCTACCACTCGTTCTGCGTTTAATTCTAATTGTATTTGCCATGCTTATTTCCCCTTAAAAATTGCCGCCATCAGAAATTTCTTCCTGTGGAATATTTGTCCATTGATTTGTAGTAGTTCTAAACATCAAAGCATTAAAATCAGTTAATCCTGATATGTTAAAACCATATCCGCCTATTGTATTTGGTCCTGGAGGTCCTGCTGGTCCAGGTGGGCCTGATACCCCTCTGCTAATATTAATAGTTTGTTGCGCTGGCGGCACAACTTCTACTTTAACCTGCGGTGCAGGTGCAACAGAAATGTCTATATTGTTTTCTGTATTTAATGTAACTTTCATTAATTGATCACCCCATCAGACCTCACTAAAAATAGCAAGAAAATGATTTGATCTTCAGCAGGTGTAGTGCCTACTGCTGGAAATGAAATTTTAATGCGACCTGAATAGCCTACACAATTTTGAGCATTAATATCTAATTGTGGATCATTAGCCGCTAATCCCCAAGCATTAGAATCAAACAATAATGTAAATGAGCCTGCGGCATCAACTCTATTTGCAATTGTTAAACTAATGGCTGAAGGTGCTGGAGTGTAATCGGCAATATCAAAAGTTAGCCCATAACGGCTATCTCGGATATTAGATAATTGTCTGCGGATGATGGATGCTGAAATAGTAGCGCCTGTTAAATCGACAGGAAGTCCATCTTCCCCTGTCATTGTTAAATCCCAATACTTTTGCTGATTCCATACAAGCTCACCTGCTATGATTTCATTATCAAAGCCCGATACTTGTTGAAGGGTATTTTTGTTAAAGATAGCCATGTTTTCCTCACTAGGTAATTAACGCGCCTATATCCTTACAGAACGCGAATGGTCTTATCTTATTAGATAGAGTATTTTAACTTAATTTATAAAATTAAACCACCCTGTTATTATATATTTTTCATCTATTTTAGATGTAATTCCTCTGTGTGTATGTGTCCAATCCGCAGGCCATATTAAAGTTAATCCCTTTTTAGGTTTTATTTTTAATTTTTGATAATAAAATTCAGTTTCTCCGCCATCAATAACATCATTTAAATATGTCATAAATACTAAATGCCTGCTAACATAAGATTCTTCCGCGCTAGACCTTTCTGTATGCCATGTAAAATAACCTTCATTTTTATTATAAAATTGAATTTTAATACTATCAGTTATAGTCCATACAGAAGTTTTTGCTGAAAATTCGTATTTAGCGACATATTTATTAACAATATTTTGAAGCTCTTTAATATATTTAATTCCCGATTCGTTTTTTGTAAAATCATTTAGATCTAAATAAATTTCTGTAGATTTTTTTAATTTGTAATTTATTTCATTATTAGAATTTATATAGCCATCTTTTTTATTTTTATCATTTTTATACAAACTAATTAACTGATCACAAATAGATAAATCTTGTAAATATTCTTGTAAGATAAATGTTTCAATCATTTAAAATATTTACTATTATATTTTAGATTTATACCAAATTGGCAAAGTATAGCGATAATTATTTAATATTTTATTAACTCCATGCTCATATTTTTTGCCATCAAATATAACCATTCTTCCTATTTTTGGAGCTATTACAGTTCCTTCACTTAAATAAGTTTCTCCGCCATCATAATTATTATTTAGATAAATAATAGAAGTTAATATAGTTTTATCTGAAGTATCATCTGTATGTAAATTCATATAAGTTTTAGGAATCCATTTTGTTATTTCTGCCCAATCTATAACAATATTTTGATTGCACATTTGAGCAATAGATTTTATTTTTTTTAAAATATTTAATGTAAATTCGCTTTCGATAAAATTAAAGTTTAATGGATAAAAATTTGGATTACCCCAAACATGAGATTTATCTTTATTTTTCTCATAAATATCTATTAATTGATTGCATTCATTAATAGTTAAAATATCATCTAAAATTACTATCATTTAAAATAAGGACCTACCATCCAAGTAACTACAGAATATCTTATGCCTTTTGTTACAGGTTCAACACCATGCGGCATAAATGAAGGAAATACTAAAACTGTGCCAGGTGTTTGAGGTGGATAAAATCTTTCATGCGAATTTTGAATATAAAACTTTCCGCCTTCAAAATCATTATTTAAAAATGCTAATACAGTTAATTTTCTAGTTTCATCTAATCTTGTATGAAAGGTATCAACATGAGTTTCATATTTGCCATTAATATCATACATTAGAAATTCTGATTGATTAGAGTGTGTAATATGATATTGCCATGTTTCGTGATTAACTTGCAATCCAATAGAAGTTAATGTTGCACCTATGCCAGCATATAAAGGCAATTGTAATCTTTGAACATTACGAATATTAAGATTAATATTTTTTTCTAAATCTTGACCTTTCCCAATAAACGGAAGTTCTTTTTCCACTTCAGGCTTTGTATATTCCTCAATAAGTTTTTTACAAAATCCTTCAGAAATTGCATTTTCTACTTTATAACAATCACTTAAATTTTGATCTTGAATAGTTTTACTTATTCCTAATGATTCGCGTTTATCATATTTCCATTCAGCATGAGGGCCATTTTGATCTACATAATGCAAAAATACTTGAGCTTGCCATTGACCTTCAACATAAGGTTCGCGCCAATGCCATTTATCGCAACCACGATACAGAACAGCATCACCAATAGCCATATCAATCTTTGAGCCATCAGTTTTATCTTCATGGTCGCCCATATAAATAGACCAAACATCGCCTTCAAAGCCTAATGTAATAGTAGCTGATATTTCGCAAGCTGGTCTATCTCTATGATTTTTTAATTCCTCACCTTGTTGATTATAAAGGCGAGCATAAGAATAAGTAGGGTAAAGTTTAAGACCTGATTTTTCTTCAAAATAATGCGTTAATGCTTCAAGAAGTTTATCAAATTCTTCAGCACCATGCACCGCTTGAGATTTTGGGCATTGAGAATCTTGAATTGTTTGTTGTTGATTAACTAAATGTTTTAAATATTCAGTTAAATTTTTGCATGACTGTTCATCTAATACATTTTTTAAATGAACATATTTATTATCTTTAAACTCTTGTATTGTCATATATTATCTTTTTAATTAATCAGGGTTTGGATTAGGGTTTGGAGCATGTTCAGGCAAAGGATAAATTTCTTTATCACTTGTATTATAATAAAATTGATGTGCTTTTACATCGTCAGCACATGGTGTCCAAATAAAGGTAAAGCTACTTCAAAAGTTTGAGTTTCAACTTGAGCTACTCTGCATGAATTTTCAATGGAAGTCAAAATAGGTTCAGGCGGTGTATCTGTTGTCCATCCTGATATATATTGAATAGGTGATTCATTAGGTGATATTAAAGCATTTTTCATATTATTTTCCTTTATTATCCTACAAATTCTACTAAAACTACGCCATTCATGCTAGGAAGGGTTGGCGCGAATGCATTAGCGCCTGCCATATTAATATTTGTTTGGGAATATACACCTGGACCTGTTCCAACTTTTTGGGTAGATCCGTATAAATCCCCTATTGAAACATATGTCGGGTTTGCAACAAAAAAACCTGAACCTAAACTTCCTACTTTTAAAGCAGTTCCTACACTTACTGTTCCTGTTCCAGGTGTTCCAATTGCACCAGGTCCATACACTCCTCCAGTTGCCGATACTGCTGGCCCAAAAGATGAAGTGCCTCCAGTAGTGCCTCCACCACCTCCTGAACCTATAGTTACAGTTACAGGTGCGGTTACAGGCACATTAGCAGCTATAGCAAGCCCTCCTTTGCCAGACCCTACATTTGGCGTAGCACCTGCACCACCACCAATAACAGTCACTTTTACTTGAGTGCATGATGCAGGTTTAGTCCATGTGCCAGGTGCAGTAAATAATTCAATTCGATATTGACCTCCACCTGAAGCGGCGCTAGTCCATGTAGTGCCATTAGATGTGAGGACATTTCCTGATGCACCTGCGGCTACTGAAGTAACTGCGCCTGTGCCTGCGCCTATAAGAACATCTCCTGAAGTAAGTGTTGTAGCGCCTGTGCCACCATTAGCTACAGGTAAAGTTCCTGTTACGGCAGTTGTTAAATCTGCTTGTCCTGAAGTATTTACCTTATTGGCAAATTGACTTAAATTAAATGCTTGTGTCATCTTTTCCCCTTATGCCGCACCTGCGCGAGCGAATGTTTGTTGTTGAATTATAAACGATTGCGTAGGGCTATTAGTTAAATTATAGCTATTAGTAGAAGTCGTATAATCCACACCGCCTTCATATAATACACCATTTGCATAAATTCCTAAAGCCCCACTTGTAAAATTAAATGAATAAAAAGTTTGTCCTGTATTAGCAAAAGTAATAACATTTTGCGGAGTGCCTGTAGGTGTTGTTGTATTGTTTCCGCTAAATTGAATAATGGTTAAAAGCCCACTAGATACTGCTGGGGTAATAGTATAAGTATTGCCTACAATATCAAAATCAGAATCAGGCACAATAGTTCCGTTATAAAAAGGAAGTTCGTAACCTGAAAGAAAATGCCAATCTGTAGGTGTGTAAGTTGAAGTTGAAGTAAGTGTTTCTTCAAAACGACTAAAGACAGGATAGCTTGATCCTGAAGCTCTATAAGTATATATAGGATCGCCAGCCGTTAATCCTGTAGGTGAAGTAGTAAATGTAATAGTTGCCGTTCCGTAATTAACACTAGATACAGTATATTGAGTTGGCGTTCCTACATTATCAAAAGTCATAATATCGCCTGCTCTTATTAATTGATGCGGCATTTCAGCAATATTCCAAGTGACATCCGCACCCGATACAGTTGCTACATTAAGATAAGTATTGTCATAATAATTGCCACTAGATATAGCTCTCATTGAATAAATAGTTATGACATCGTCTAATGTAGCCCCTGTGCTTAAAGTAACTGTGCCTGTGCTTCCACCCGTATCTGTGTATTCTGTATCAGATAATAAAAGACCATTTTGAAATACTAGGCATTGACCTTCAATATATGTTGCGGCACGAGTAACTGAAAAGACTGTTTGGCCACTTGTCGCATCAAAATAGTCTATCGTCATAAAGAAGTCATCAGGTGTCGTAAAGCCTACTACTCGACCATAAATATCAACTGTAATAGTTGCGGCTGATCCTGTAAAAGTAGCAGGCCCACCAAAATCTAGGAATTCATCTAATGATGCGATTAATTGACCATCGTTTGTATTAGATACTTTAACTTGTCCTGTGCCTATCGTAGTTGTTCCTGTAGTAATTAATTGGCCTGTCTTATTATCAAGATCAATAACATTTAAGCCGTCAGGTAAAGCTGACCATAATCTAGGATCAAAGTCTGCAACAGTAGTTGGCACAAATTGACCTGTGCCTGAAGCAAAATCAGCAAAGTCTGTGTCAAAGCTAAACTTGCGGCCTGTTCTATTAATAAAGCATAAGAATTTATTAGTGCCAAAAGCAGGATCGGCTAAATACCATTTATAGTCTGAAGGTGTAGTTGATGGACTTGTAGAGCTATTATTATAAAGACCATAATAAAGCCTACCTGTAGGGCTTAAACTAAAGTTAGTTAATCCGTCAATAGTATCTGCATAAGCTACAGAAACAAATTTTTCTGTATATTGGAATGTTGTAGGTCGCCATGTAAGTTTACCTGAAGCTAATGAATAGTTACTATTAGCTAAATTATTAACCATGCGAGTAAAAAAATACCAATCGCCTGCGGGTATATTAAATAATTGAACTTCAGGCATATAAGTATTAACTATATAAGGACTTCCGCCTGGTTGCACTTCAGTCGTTCCTGCAAATATAAGTTGATCGTCTGTAGGATATTGATAAGCAGAATAATAAATTTCTGCATATTCAGATATACCTGCACTTGAAGTTTGTATTCTTATTGTAAAAGCAGGATTAGTAATAGATGGATATTGTGCAGTAATTACAGGCGCATAAACTGTGCCAAAAGTTGTAGGGCTTCCAATACCTGTATTTGGACTAGGTGTAAATTGAGTAATTGGCATATCATCAAATACTGCTGGATTAAATTCTGATAGGAAAAGTTGAGCAGTAATAGTGCCTGTATCACTAAATTTTTGAGTAACTTTTGTAATTCTAAATAGTTTAGCAGTCCAACCATAATTAGCATTAGTAACTGTTACTATATCGCCAGCGTCTAATTGAAGCCCTGTAAAATTAATTTCTATTTGAATTTGTAAATCTTCTCTTGCTTCTTTTAACATTCGATTAGCAAGGTATTGAGCGGTAACATTATTATTAACTAAATAAAGATTAACTGATTGTTTATTAACAGGCTCATTAGGAAATAAAAGACTTGGATCAATTATGGCTAAATCAAAAGTGGCGGATGCAAAACTATCTTTTTCTGATCCATCAGGAAATTTAGTTTCAATAACATTAAATGAGTTAGATATATCAATTGGGCTTACTGTAATTCCGCCAATAGTATTTGTATTGTCAATTGCCATAGCTACTGTATAAGTAGTTTTTTGAACAATAACACCCCATTGACTTGTAATTTCATTATATCTAACCAAACAATCGCAACAGTTAGCCATGCTTTGAATGTTTTGCATTATCTTTTGATTAGTTAATAAAGCACCATTAAATGCAAATTTAGATACTGTAGCTGATCCGCCTGTATAAGTTGTATATGGAATTGTAGTGCTTGAATAAGTATTTAAATCTGTAAGGCTAGTAGTATCAATTTGAGCTACAGGAATGGCCGCACCATATCGAGTAGAGGTAAAATAATCTAGGAAGCAATCGCCTGGTAATGTTCTTGAATTTGTAATTTGAAAGCGAGTTTGACTTAAAGATACAAGATTTCTTGATTGACTATATTTCATATGAACAATAGCAAAAACTGTATTGCTCATTAATTTAGAACCATTCCAAGTATATACAAGTCCACTTGCATTCATAACTTGAATAGCAGTTTGTGTAGTATTTACAGGGCTATTTGATCCATTGTTATAAAGATATATATCCATATATCCTGTAATATCTTGAGTTTCGCCTGTTGATTCATCAAGCAATCCTGTAACTTTATATAATTGGCCAGGTGTTGTGCTAAACACTACTCTTTTGCCACCCCAATAAATATTACCAAAACTAAATGTATCAGGCGTGCCACCTGTTTCAGTATTAGTAACTTCAGCTAAAGCAAGCACCCAATAAATATCTTGATTGTCTGAAGATATAGACATATCAACAATAGTGCCACCGACAAAAGCAGTTCCGTAAACTACAGGAAGTTTATTGTCGCCTGCGGGGGGCGCTTGTTGTCTATTTCCAGGATTAGGTTGATTTTGTTGAGATGGTTGGTTTGGCGTATCGGGAGCAAATACTGAAGATATAACGGATGATATAACCATATTAATTGCAAAGGCTATAACTTGACCAACTGCGGTTGCGGCAAAAACTGAACCTGCTAATGCCGATACAATAGCTCCGCCAGCAATAGCATCATTAACCATTGTAAAAAATAAAAGAAAATTAATAATAAAATTAATCATTTAATTTCCCAATGTATTTCTAATTTAACCATTCCATATCTTTCAAATTTTAAATCTGTATAAGATGACATAACTGCTTGATTTATTTGTTTTTTTTCTAACATTTCTTTTGCTATCTTTACATATTCTTTTATTAACCTACTAACAACAAATTTATTGTTTGCAGTTAGCATAACTTCTTGCAATTGATATATTTCTTTTAACCAAAAGCATTCTGTTTTTGCGGCTATTAATATATCTGTTTGCTTATCGTCAATTAATACAAAACCATGACCTGCATATAAATTTGCTAGTATTTGTTCAATATAAGTTTTTGACCATGCTAAAGGATTATTTGTTATTGGATTAGTTGATTTAATCGCAAAATCCTTCATTAACTCTATTATCTTATTATTGTCGTATTTATTAGCAAATCGAATCATGTTTTATAAACTGACGGATCTAAACTTTTTCCAAAGAAATAATTAACACCTTGAATAAATGCTACGCGATCCATTGATGTATCGCCTGGATTCCAATATTGCCAAGCATTGTCATTAGTAAATCTACCAGCAGTTCTGTTTTGTAAAATAATTTGTGTGCTTGAAGCTGACACAGAAATTGTGCCAACATACATTCTTATTTCTTCCATATAATTTTCTGAAATAGAAAAAGAATTAATATAACCTGTAAAGAATTTATAAAGACCGCCTGTGCCACCTGCGGTTATA